TTCATACTTAAGGGTGCAAATACACTTATTGTACCTACACCAGTTCTATCGTCTCTTTTTAAACCAGTGTCTAATATATTTTTTATCATATTTTTATAATCTAATTCTTCTTTATTTATATAAAAATCTGTATTATTTGTTTTTTTTTCATATGTAAAATATCTAAAATTTAATTCATTTTCTTTTTTAAATTTACTAACGTCTTTTATTTTAAAAATATTAGCATCTATTTTAGGAAAAACTCTATCACATTCTATTTCAGAATATATCTCAGTTACATATAATACACTAATTTCAGATAAATATTTATCCATAATGTATTTATATAACATTTCACCACCAATAATAAATATTTTGGAATTAGAAAATAAATTTTTTTCACACTCTATATATTTTATCATATTATCAAATGATGAATTAATAAAATCTACTTTATCAGAATCCACAAATTCTTTTTTAGATGACAATACAAAATTATAACGATTCATTAATGGTCTAAAACTATCTGGAATAGACTCCCATGTATTCCTACCCATAATTACTATATTTTTTCCTACTCCATTTGTTGTTATATTCTTAAAATGTTTTAAATCATCTTTCAATTTCCATGGTATTGTATTTTCATTTCCAATTCCATTTTTATTACAATATGCCACAATAACATTTAAATTCATTATATTATAATATTTTCTAATATTTAAATGACTTAATTGATTTTTAATTATAAAAGTTTTTATATTTTATATATATATATGTCAGGAGATAATGAAGAAATAATATATCCTTCCCTTAATGATGAAAATTTTAATACCAAACTCCAATCTCATCCTATATTTAATCAATATAAATATGAAAAAGACACATATATTCTTGAAAAAATGATACAATTATCAGACCAAAAATGTAGTAATACAGGAGGATATATATATAAAAATATTCAATTATTCGTTTCTACTTTTTTATCTATGAATTCACCTTACAATGGTTTATTATTATATCATGGTGTAGGTGTGGGAAAATCTTGTTCTTCTATATTAATAGCAAATAATTTTAAGGAATATGTAAAAAAAAATAATAAAAAAATTATTATATTAACTAGTCGGGCAATTCAAGACTCCTTTAGAAATGAAGTGTTCAATAGTGATAAAGAGGCAAATAAAATAGATTTGAACGAATTTACGTGTACCTCAAGTGAATATTCAAATGAATGGAATGATTTTTTAAATAATAAAACTGAATTGGATAGTGATAAAAATTTCAGAGAAGGTATTATAGGTGAATATTTTGAAATATATGGATATCAAGAGTTTGTTAATAGATATAAGAACGACATTGAGATTAATACTGGAGTCTATAATAAAGAAAGAATAAATGCATTATTTTCAAACACCGTTTTTATTATAGACGAAGTTCATAATCTAAGAGATAATCTTGCCGACGACGAAGGTGAAAGTGATGGTGTTAAAAAAAAAACTACGAAAAAAACAGCACAAACTTCTATGGAAAAAGAAACAAAGGGAATAAGAAAACTTATTCAAGCCATAATAGAAAATTTAAATATATCTATTAAATTAGTCTTATTATCTGCCACTCCAATGTATGATTTATATAATGAATTTAATTATATTATAAATTTACTTTTGTTAAATGATAAAAAATCTATTTTATCTTTAAAAACAATAGATAATTATATAATAAATAATGATGAAGTTAGTTATAATAAAATAATGGAAAAGACTCGGGGTTATATTTCATATATTAAGGGCAATGATCCATTAATATTTCCTTTAATCTTATATCCCGAAAATAATAATAAACTTTATTATCAAAAAAATATGGGTGAAGAATTAATTAATTCCGACAAAATAAATGCATATTTATGTGAAATGAGTGATTATCAAACAGCTTTATATAAAACTATAAAAAAAGGAGCTAGTAGCAAAACATTAAAAGAACAGTATTCTAATTTAACTTTTCCATTAAAAAATGAAAAACCATATACATTTAATGATTTATTCGATACTCCAACTGCGAATAAAGTAATTTCATATAAAAAAGAATTCAGTACTATAATAAAAGAATTTTTAGATAATATTGAAAATTATTCAACAAAAATTGGAGAACTTATTAAAAATATTACAAATTGTAAAGAGGGAAAGATTTTTATTTATACACCAAAGCATTTGGGCGACTATGCTGGGACAGAATTTCTTAAAATTATTTTAGAGCATAATGGATATGGTAAGAAGACTGTAAGTGATGGAAAATTAATTCAAAAAAATGCATATAATACAAGTTTGAATTCAAAATCAGATATTTTTAAGGGATATTATATTATTGCCCCGGCCGACAAGGATTTTAACACTTATATAAATAATTTTAATATGAGAACAAATAATTTAGGTAATGATATAAAAATTATTATTGGAACTACTAATATGTTTGAAGGTGTTAGTTTAAGTAATATAAGACAAATCCATATTATGGAACCGTGGTATAATATGTCACGAAATGAACAAATCATAGGAAGAGGTGTGCGACAATGTTCTCATATTGATTTACCATTTGAGAAAAGAAATCTTACTGTATTTAATTATATCGCAATATGTGATAAAAATAAAAAAGATAAATTTGAAAAATATAATGATGGTTATATTGTAAAATATACAAATAACTATTTTGATCAAGACTTAGATATTCGTAAATTAAGTTTAGCAACTGATAAAATTGTTAATATTGACAAATTTGAAGAACTACTTAAAATAAACTCTATTGATTGTTATTTAAATAAGAATGTTAATGATATTATAATAACACCCCTAGAAAAAAGTGATATAGAGTTATATAATGAGGAAAATATAATTGAATTTGTTGATTACAAGAATGATATAAAACTCATATCATTCTCATCCGAAAATAAAAACACATGTGAAAATATTGAAAAAACGAATAATAATTATGTTAATTATCAATATAAAACGTTTCTAAATAAAAACTTAATAAATAATACAACTTTTTTTATTAAGACTGTATTTAAAAAAGGATTAGACTCCAAGAATCGTAATATAAAAAATAAAATTTATTATACATATGACCAATTATTTACAGAAACATTAAAATATAATAATGAATTAGATGAGGATTTATTTAAAATATCATTACAAGAATTATTATTAAATAAAGAAATCTTTTATAATAGATTTAATAATTCTGGATATATTATTGTAAATGGACAATATTATATTTTTAAAAATATAAATTCAAAAGAGATTAATATACCGTTTGAGTTTATAGCATATCCATATAATACAAGAATTAAAAATATTAGTAATTTTAATGATTTTTCTATTGATATAATGAACCAAAAAAAACCTTTAGAAGTATCTAAACCTACACAGAATGGTGTGAAGATTAAACAATCCAAGGATGTAAAAACTAAAACAAACTTATTAAATGAATTATTATTAGAATGTCAAACAAATAATTTACAATCACTAGTACAAAAAGATTTTAATGATATATATAAACGCTTACACGATTCTTTCCATACAATACAGAAAAATAAGTTTGAAGCGGTAGCGTCTAAAAATCATAATTTTTTAAAACATACAAGTAAAAATAATTTATATGAAAATATTTTTAAACAAGTATTTAATAAAGAATTAGATAGATCTAAATTAAATACAGAATTAGATATAGACTTTTTAGATAGAATTTATGAAGCCTATTTTACACTACCATTTATATTTAATTATAGTGAATTTATTACAACACACTTAAAATGTATTTTTTATAAAGTTTTCATAAAAAAAAAAGAACTCACTGATATAGAAAAAAATATCTTTGACCATTATGAAAATCTAATTGTTTCAGAGAACCCCCTTATTTTTAAGTTTATTGATTGGTCTGGCTCGACTTCAGTATTAGGTGATTCTGATAATACTTATAATTATAATTACTTAGGAACAGTATTTTATGAATATTTTGATAATAAATGGATTTTTTATAATAAAACATACAATAATGTAGAACAAAAATTTAAAACATTATCAGATACAGAATGTACATTTTATAAAATTATGACTGCCGCGAGTTTTAAACTAAAATTAAAAATAACAGATAATAAATTTATAATAAATGAATTATATGGGAGCAATACACCTCAAGTTCAAACAGAGAAATGGGAACGTATTTTTAAAACATTCGACTATCATTCATATACAGATATTTCTGTAAATAATGGATACTTTAAATATAGTGGTAATCCTTCGGAACCCTTTTCTAAGAAAACAAAACAAATAATGAAAAAACTTAGTAATATTATTGGGATACCATTGATTCTTTCGACAGATAAACAAAAATCATTTTATAAATTATCAAGAAATATATTTCCATTAGGTCTTTTATATTCTTTTGAAATTCCAGATACAGTTTATACATCTTATATAAAACAGTCCTTCCATTCAAACTTTAATGGATTGGGTAAAGAATATAATCAAATTATAAAAAAAAAACATATATTATTATGTATTTTGGACCAAGTAGAAGAACTTAATATAAAATTATGTTTAGAAATAATATTGAATAAAGATATAACTAATTTATGGGAGAAATATGATGATTTTAAATTTAAGATTCATGATATTTTAGAAAATATCGATTTAAAAAATCCTATATTAGATGTTAATAATTATAATTTATTAAAAACTTATTTAGATGAAGTTAAAGAATGTGAAGACGTAAATGAAGACGTAGTAGAAAGTTTAAATGAAGACATAGAAAAAATAAATAAAGATTTAAATGAAAATAAAAATAAATTTTATAAAAGTCTTCCATTTATTTATGATTTAATTAGGTTAGACTCTATACCAGATTATATTATACTAATTGGATATATCTTATATGATTTAGAAAAGTTACAATTTTATAATAAAAAATGGTTATTATCTATATTTGAAAGCGCTCTCCTAAATACAACAGTTCTTAATATGGTAACAACGATGGCAAATTCTATTAACGATGCCGTAAAAAAATCTACTAGATTAGTAGACACGTATTCAGTTACTAAAAATTCATTTATAAGTGCTAAAATAATTGATAAAAAATCAGTCAAACAAAGTATAGAAATAGATATTGAATAAAACAATATCTCAAAATAAAACAATATCTCAAAATAAAATTATATATAAAAAATTATATATAAAAAATTATATATAAAAATTATGTATATAAATATTCATAAATTTCGTCTTCATTTACAGTTGTTATATTCTTAGTAATACAATACAATTCTAAAGCTTTATAATATAATTTTTCCAATATAACTACGTCTTCTAATGCTCTATGATGTTTAGTACAATCGATATTATATATTTCACATAGTGT